TGTTTATAAAAAAGCAAAAGAAGCACTGTTGAACGGTCAAATAAATGTTTTGTCAGATGAATTAAAAGTTCTTTTGTTAAAAAAACCACAGTATGTTCCGAACCAAAACACGGATCAATACGTCAGTGACATACCAGCAAACGCGATAATAAAAAGATCAGAAGCTGTCACCGGAATATCAAGCACCTCCGGCGTTCTTGATGCTTCCGATGTCACCATCTTGGAATATGATGGTTCTGCTTTCGATGCGATAGCATTGTACAAGTATCAACCTGCTGATTCAAATTCAAGATTGATATTTTACATCGATACTTCAAGCGGCTTGCCGTTTGCGGGTTCAAATTCCGTTAATTCTGTTACTATCTTTTGGAGCGATGAATCAACAAAAATACTTTCATTATAGGAAAACATAATGCCATCACAGTACCCATCAGCTTTGGATAACCTTTTAAATCCGACTGCAAATGATACGCTTGATTCTTTAACGGTACCGCATCATCTTCAGCACGCAAACGCCAATGATGCTCTGGAAGCGATACAAACAGTTTTGGGAGTCAATCCAGCAGGATCTCATTTGACCGTCAAAGACAGGATAATCGCCGCAGAAACGAATATTTCTAATCAATCAGTATTAAATGGTTTGACAGATGTTACTATAAATTCGGTAGCAACTGGTCAAGTTTTGCGCTACAACGGCACGGCTTGGGTCAACTATAACGAAGAGAATTTAGTAGACGGAGGGAATTTCTAGACATGGCAAATATTCTAAGAATTAGACGCAGAACATCTGGAGCAGCCGGCGCCCCGTCAGAAATTCACAATGCCGAGCTGGCGTTTAATGAAGTAGATGATACACTTTATTATGGTGAAGGTACAGCAGGTGCAGGTGGAACTGGTACCGCTTTAGCTATTGCTGGTCCTGGTGCTTTTACTACTCTAACCAGCAGTCAAACAATTTCTGGAGATAAAACTTTTACTGGAATCATAGCTGTTCCAACTCCGTTAGCCAATACCCACGCAACAACTATGCTTTATGTAGATAATTTAATTTCAAATGTCAACAATACAATCAGCGCAGTAGCAACTTCTTTTACTGCAGCTGGTGATACCGGTAACGTATCAATAACTTCTGGAACTGACACATTGACGATAGCCGGTGGAACTGGACTTACTTCAGTCGCTGGCGCAACAGATACAATCACAATAAACCTAGACAATACATCTGTTACAGCCGGATCGTATGGCTTAGCGAATAGTGTTGCAACGTTTACCGTAGACGCACAAGGTCGTCTAACGGCAGCTGGAACCAGTCTGATCTCCATCAACGCTGGTCAAATAACTGGATTCACGGAAGACGCACAAGACGCAGCAGCAGCATTGTTGACTAACGGAACTCACTCGGGTATTTCTGCAACTTATGACGACGCAAATTCAAAGGTAAATCTTGACGTTGCAGATTTCACGATAACGCTGGCGGGCGATTTGACTGGCAGCGTCACCGTAAACGATCTTGGAAACGCGACTTTGACCGCAACGATAGCGGCTGACTCAGTTGCTCTTGGAGCTGATACGACAGGAAATTACGTCGGATCAGTCGCAGCTGGAACCGGTGTTTCAGTTTCCAATACCAATGTCGAAGGCGGAACATTTACCGTCACCAATGAAGGTGTCTTGACAGTGGCTGGTACCGGCAATCAAATAGCAGTTTCTGCTTCTAACGGAAACGTAACATTTTCGCTGGCTAACGACGTAACCATACCAAACAACCTTACGGTAACAGGCGACTTGTTGGTTCAAGGAAATACGACAACGTTGAATACTTCGACTTTGGCGGTCGAAGACAAAAATATAGTTCTTGCAAATACCGTGACTCCTTCGGATAGTTCGGCGGACGGCGCAGGAATAACGGTAAAAGGTTCAAGTGACAAAACCTTCAACTGGGTTGATTCAACCGACGCCTGGACTTCTTCGGAGTACTTGGATCTTGCCTCAGGTAAAGCCTACATGGTAAATGGAGCAGTCGTGCTTTCTAACACGACTCTTGGTTCTGGAGTCGTAAACTCAAGCCTTACATCCGTGGGAACCGTAACAAGCGGAACATGGAATGCTGGAACCATATCGATAAGTCATGGTGGAACGGGAGCAACTTCAGCTTCTGCCGCCAGAACGAATCTTGGTTTGGCTATAGGCTCTGATGTACAGGCTTACGACGCAGAGCTGAATGCAATAGCTGGTTTGACTTCGGCGGCCGATAAATTACCGTACTTCACAGGATCAGGAACCGCCAGTTTGGCCGATTTGACTTCTTATGGAAGAGATTTAATTTCGAGCGCAAATTCGGCCATTGCAAGAACCACTCTTGGTCTAGGTACCATTTCTACGCAAAATTCCAACAACGTATCTATAACTGGTGGGTCAATAACTAATCTCACCACGTTTGACGGGATCACTATTGACGGTGGAACGTTCTAACAAAAAGGATTAAAAATGTCGACACCGACGATCACACAGGGTCAAATCGCCATTGATCCAAGAACCGGAGTTTTGTATTACAAAAACAACTCAGGAACTCTGATCAATACTTCGCTCAACTGGTCTCAGCCAACTGGTTCATTGATACAAACCGAAGACAGCGTACAGATAAATTCTGATATTATAATTTCCGGCAATTTGACCGTCAACGGAACGACGGTTACGGTGAGCGCCGAAACCGTGGTAGTCGAAGACAACATAATGGTCTTAAACTCCAACACGTCAAACGCTAACGTTCCGAATACGTTCAATTCAGGAATAGAAATCGAAAGAGGATCCTCTGTCAACGTCCAACTCAGGTGGAACGAATCAATTGACAAGTGGCAGTTCACGAACGACGGAGTCAACTACTACGATATGGGTTCCGTAGAAACGGCATCAATAAATGATCTTTCAGACGTAGTTCTTTCAAATTCAAGCAATGGTGAATATTTGCGTTACAACGGATCAAATTGGGTAAACGATGTAATTAATCTAGGCGCAGACACAGCCGGTGATTATGTGGGCAATCTAACTTCTGGTTCTGGAATAACAATAACCAATTCTGGTGGAGAAAATTCCAATCCCACGATAGCAGTAACCGCCAATACGTTCGATGCCTTTGGTGCAGCTGCAACAGCGTACGCAAATGCAGTTTCTTATGCAAATTCAATATCAGGAAATACATATGCAAATGCAGTAGCCTATGTAGATTCTAGAACATTGGACAATTTATTTGATGTAAATGTTTCAACAGCAGCAAACGGTGATTTTTTAAGATACAACGGCAACACATGGATAAATGACCCAGTAAATTTAAGTACAGATACCGTTGGAAACTATGTTCAATCACTTGTATCTGGAACAGGAGTATTTCTTTCAAACAATTCTGGCGAAGGTTCAACTCCAACAATCTCAATTGGTCAGGATGTATCAATCTCAGCAAATGTAACTTTTGACACCGTTACCGCAAATTTTATCGGAAATATAACTGGAAACGTTTCGAGCATATCAACTCACAATATTGAAGAATTAGCTGACGTAGTCATAACTTCCGCTCAAAACGGGCAATTTCTTCAATATAACGGAAGTGCTTGGGTCAATAATGTTCTTCCAATTTCTGACCACGGATCAATGACGGGTCTTTCTGATGACGACCATACTCAGTACTTAACAACAAATAGACATGACGCACACGATCACACAGTTGCGTTAGGCACTGCTTCAATCAATGATCTTGGTGACGTAACATTGAGCAACTCCGCTAACGGAGACTTTTTAAGATTTAATGGATCAGTTTGGATAAATGACGCAGTTAATCTAAGTACAGACACTATTGGTGATTACGTTGCTAACATAGTTGCTGGTGACGCAATAGAAGTTTCAAATACTGGAGGAGAAGGTTCATCGCCAACAATATCTGTAGCTTCAGGTTCCATAGACGGCAGCCATATATCCTCGCTATTCAAGTACGTTGAAGACGTTTCCGCTGGAAACAATATTATAATAAATAATCAATATATTGGTTCAGGACAAGTTGGTGATTTTGTAATAGATACGTCAGCAACTCCAAGCTTTGATACGGTTTCTGCAAACACTATAACAGTTAACGGATATTTAATTGATCCGTTTGGCGCACAAGTAGACGATGTTCTCAAATGGAATGGAACTAAATTTAGTCCAGGAATAGCCTCTACGGTAGCGGCTTTAGGTGATCTAACAGACGTAAGTAACACTGTTCCTTCAGTTGGGGATTTCTTGTACTGGAACGGAACAACTTGGACTCCTTCGGTTCCCGCAACGGGAATGCCAATAGTTTCAGATTCTGCTCCAGCATCCCCTATTGCAGGACAACTATGGTTTCAGTCCAATACAGCAAGAACTTTTATTTATTATACTGACAATAGCATTCCTCCTGATTCTCAGTGGGTTGAGGTTGGAACAGCTTCTTCGCACCCAGATTTAGTAGTTAGTAAAATAACTCAAACGATAGGTAACGGAGCAAATAGTTACTCGATAGCACACAATTTGAACACAAGAAACGTGCTTGTCGAAGTATATGACAACAATACTTACGAAACAGTAACTACAAGCATAGCTAGAACAACCTTGGATTCTATAACAGTCTCTTTTGCGGCTCCGGTTTCGGCAAACGCTTATACTGTGGTTGTAATTGGATAGCTTGACTTTTTATAATTTTTATTATAAACTGTTACAGTGTGATGTTAGTATAATATAAATAAATATTACTATAACTCATGAGTTTAAAACACATATTACGAGGAGAAGTCCATGCCATTTAGTGGTTCCATATTTGCCGTAAACAACACACTCTTGCTGAAGAGGTCTGACGAAGCCAGTAACGCGCCAGAGAGCCTTGCACTTGGCGAACTTGCCATCAACGTAGCTGATGGTAAGTTATTCTACAAAAACAGCACGGCAAACGCCGTAATCCGGAGTCAACCTAATATCTAACGTCGTTGGTACGGCAAACCAAGTCTCCGTTTCTGCCAACGCAACTAGCGGTGTTTACACACTTTCTCTTCCTTCAACGATTCAAACAACACAGGCAAATGTAACAACTTTGTTTGTTGATGGAATTGAAATTGATCCATCTGGTGCAACAACCAATCAAGTTCTTAAGTTTGACGGTAACAAATTTATTGCTGGTCCAGATTCAAGCGCAGTTGAAGGAACGATTTACTCGCAGACTATCGGCAACGGCACTAACAGCACATACACACTTACTCACAACCTTGGAACAAGAGACGTAGTCGTCGTTGCCCGCAACGCCGCAAGCCCATACGAAGTAATCGATGTTCGCTGGGAAGCAACGACCACATCAACGGTAACTCTTGACTTCTCCGCAGCGGTAGCTTCAAACGCAGTAAGAGTCAATGTTTACGCAGCAGTTTCTGGAACAACTCTCCAAATTGGTTCAATTGACGACCTTGGCGACGTAGCTATTTCAAACGCCGCAAATGGTGACTTCCTGCGCTACAACGGCTCTTCATGGATCAATGATCCAGTGAATCTCTCAACTGATACAGTTGGCGATTACGTATCAAACGTAACAGCTGGAACGGGCATTACAATTACAAATGCTGGTGGAGAAGGTTCAAATCCAACTATTGCAGTAACCGCCAATACCTATGACGCATATGGTGCAGCTAGTACGGCTTATAATAACGCAGTATCACATGCCAACACAGTTGCAGCAAGTGCACAAAAATCATTTGAAGTTACAGCTGACAGCGGCACAAGTCAAACGGTCACCGCTGGCAACACAAACGTCGATACTCTAAAGATTTCTGGTGGTGTAGGCTTAACCGCAACAGTAGCTGATGTTTCCACTGTTGCGGTTGTTACGGTTGATCTTGATAATACAGCCGTAACTTCAGGAACCTATGGATCATCTAGCTCGGTAGGCACATTTACTGTCGATGCACAGGGTCGTTTGACAGCCGCTTCTAACGCCAGCATTTCAATAACATCAGCCGCTGTAACAGACTTCACTTCAAGTGCAAGAGGCGCAATTAGCGTCTCAGGCGACCTCGCCTACAACTCTACTACTGGTGTGATCAGCTTCACAAACGACGCTGGTGACATTGAGTCCGTAACAGCTGGTGTTGGCTTAACTGGTGGTGGAACATCAGGTGCAGTCACTCTAAATCTTGCCAATACAGCAGTCACTGCTGGTAACTACGGTTCTTCGACCAAGATACCAACATTCACGGTAGATGCACAGGGTCGTTTGACTGCTGCTGGAGAAGCCAACGTTGCCACTAATCTTTCAATAGCTGGTGGAACAGGCACAGACACGGTTGATCTATTGTCTGACACCTTGACATTTACTGGTGGAACTGGTGTAACAACCGCGGTTACGAATAACGCAGTGACCTTCTCAATAGGCCAAGCGGTAGGAACAGCATCGGATGTCTCATTTGCCTCGGTATCGACAACAGGTAACGCTTCAGTTGGTGGAAACCTTGTTGTCACAGGCAACCTCACTGTTCAGGGCAATACGACTACACTCAACACAGAGACACTGGCCGTAGAAGACAACATTATTGTCCTCAATAGCAACGTAACCTCAGCACCGTCATCGGATGCCGGAATAACCGTTGAGCGTGGAACCTTGGACGACGCCCACATCAGATGGAATGAAACCACCGACACTTGGCAGATAGGCACTGGCAACACCTACGCTGACATTGCAACTACAGCCGATGTAGCCAATGCAACCATAAATACATTGGATGAAATTGGCGATGTCAACATAAGCAATGCTCCAAACGGCAAGTTCCTCATGTACAATGGCAACGCCTGGGTAGATCAGACAGTGGCAACTTCCTTTACTGTTGCTGGTGATTCTGGCTCTAATCAAACCATTACTTCAGGCGCAGATACGTTGACGATTTCTGGTGGAACCGGATTGTCATCAGTCGCATCGGCCACCGATACGATCACTTTGAACCTTGACAACACTGCAGTAAGCGCTGGAAGCTACGGTTCATCTGGTTCAGTTGCAACGTTCACTGTAGATGCACAAGGTCGCTTGACAGCGGCTTCAAGCGCCACGATTTCGGTCACCGCAAGTCAGGTTAGCGACTTTGATGAAGCAGCACAAGACGCAGTCAATACCGCACTCACTGCTGGTACCGGTGTTACTAAGTCGTACAACGACGGCGCTAACACAATAACTCTTTCAATTGGTCAGGCAGTAGGTACAGCCGACAGCGTGACATTCGCAAATGTTGCTGCTGGAGCTATTACACTTGACTCTGGTACTGGTGAACTTAATACTTCGACCCAGACAGTCAGCGTCAACACGGTAACGACAGTCGACAGCTTTGACAAGACCGTGTACAGAACCGCAAAGTATCTCATTCAGGTAACTCAAGGTTCAAAGTATACATCTTCAGAAGTGCTTCTTGTCCATGACGGCACTGACTCTTATCTTTCAGAGTACGCCGTAATTGAACTTGGCGCAACCAGAATTCCGTTGACAGTTTCAACTACAACTTCTGGTGGAAACGTTTTGCTGAGAGTCACGGTTACTGACGCAGCATCAACAAATGCAGTGGTGAAAGTTGCAAGAACTCTCATAGCAGTGTGATATAATAGTTAGAGATAACTAAACAATTTAATAGTTTTATTAAACTAGAGGGATAGTGAACTTTAGTGTCAGATAAAGATTTTGTAGTTAAAAATGGTCTTGTCGTTGGCTCGACAGCTTCTATTGCTGGCGTTGAAATCGACCCATCTGGCGCTAGCTCTAACCAAGTATTGAGATTCAATCGGATCTAAGTTTGCTCCGTCAACCGAAACATCTAGCATAACAGTATCTGCTACTGCACCAGTCTCTCCATCTCAGGGCAATATTTGGTTTGATTCCGAAACAGCAAGAACGTTCCTGTACTACGATTCTCATTGGGTTGAAATTGGCGGAACCGCTTCAGGTGCAAGAATGCAGGTTAGTGACACTGCACCGAGTTCTCCTTTGGATGGATCCTTGTGGTTTAATTCAACGACGGCAGAGACTTTTATTTATTATGATTCACAATGGGTTGAAGTAGGCGACATTGCTTCATCTGCTCAGATAGCAGACGCAGCAATCACTGAAGCCAAGTTGGCCAATTCATCCGTTACTTCGGCCAAACTTTCCAACGGCTCCGTTACCACCGTCAAAATAGAAGATTCATCAGTTACAGAAGCCAAACTAGCCGCAAACTCAATAACGACAGCAAAAATTCTTGACGGAGCAGTTACTTCCGCAAAACTGGCTAACGGCGTCATTCCCCAAACTTTGGGTACTTCGGCAACCGTCCAGTTTCAAAATCTTACGTTGACTGGAAACCTGACAGTTCAGGGAACGACAACTACCGTAAATGCAAATACGCTTTCCGTAAATGATTCAACGATAACGTTGAACGCCAACACTACCGGTGTACCGACTTTGAATGGATCTTTGAAGGTTGAAAGAGGAACATCCTCTGACGTATTCTTGAGATGGAATGAGACCAAAGATGTTTGGGAAGCCACAGCTGATGGAACGCAGTATTTCAGGCTTCACAACGAAGAGGCCAACGTCAAAGACTTTGGAGCAACTGGAGACGGCACGACAGACGACACTTCCGCTTTTTCTTCTGCGGCGA